AGTTTAACCAAATACAAATTACATGGAGGAATTACAATGAAAAACATTTATAATAATGAGAAATTTTTTGAAAGCTACAGTCAGATGACTCGCAGTCAACAAGGCTTGGATGGGGCTGGCGAATGGCAGACGTTAAAAAGATTGCTGCCTGATTTTAAGAAAAAGCGTGTATTGGACCTGGGTTGCGGTTATGGCTGGCATTGTCTTTACGCAGCAGAACACGGCGCAGCTTCAGTCATTGGTGTTGATATCTCCGAAAAAATGCTAGAGGTCGCATGCAAAAAAAATACCTTTGACAATATTTGCTACCTTCACGACAGCATTGATAAAATCACTTTTGAGCCGAATAGCTTTGATGTCATCATTAGCTCCCTAGCAATCCATTATATTGAAGATTTCAAAAAATTGGCAAAAAATATGGCAGATTGGTTGGTTTCCGGCGGACAATTCATTTTTTCCGTTGAGCATCCGATTTTTACGGCAGAAGGTTCTCAAGACTGGATTTATGATGCAAATGGTACGATTGTACACTTTCCTGTCGATAATTACTTTTATGAAGGAAAGCGCAACGCGCATTTTCTCGGTAGTAATATCACGAAATATCATCGCACTTTAACCACCTATTTAGATGATTTGATGACGAATAACTTTCAAATTAAACGCATTGTCGAACCAATACCGCCTGGGAATATGCTGGATATCCCTGGAATGAAGGATGAAATGCGCCGACCCATGATGCTGATTGTGAAGGCGGAGAAAAACTAAAAACAAATCCCTGAAGATAATAGGTCTTCAGGGATTTTCTCTGTTGTGTCCATATTTATTCGTAGCATCATACAACCCACAAGCCATACCACCAGCAACAAGACCTCCGAGCGCCAATTTCCCTAGCGATTGATTGAAAAGAAGCCCCATCGCTACTCCTAACCCTGTGCCAAGAATTAATGACACTATTGGTAAATACCGTGTAGCTATTAATCTTGTCTGCTTCACACCCTCTGTTATGATCATCATGATCGGTGCAAAGCTCAACCCTGTCGCCAAAATATGTGTCAAAATCTCATCCATTTTCACCTATCCTTTCACGTATTCGATTGACAATTGTCTCGATTCTCTCAATTTGTTTAAGTGACTCTGTTAAATCGTCGATCGTGTTCAAGTAGCGCTCTTCACGTGCATTATTTTGCTTCATCACCCAAACTAATAAAAATACAAAAAGCACTGGAAATCCGATGCTTTCCGGGTTGTTAAGAACTGTTGAAATAAAGTTATCCATGCTTCATCGCTCCTTTAAAAATTAATCATCTATCTCCATCTAGACTTCAATTTCATTCAGAAGGGTTAAACTCTACAGAAATTTCTTTATTTCCTTATACGAACAACTTATAGCCGTCAAAGAGTAGGAAATCCACCTGTCAAAAAACCTCCAAACAATCAAAGCCCACGCTGTTAAATTCATCAAATATATTGCCTGTTCATCCCCCTCCATTTGATCTACTTACACTATATACGAACGTATGTTTGTTTTAGTGCCAAAAAAAAGACATCATATCCCTAGATGTTCGGCTAGTTCTTCAAAAAAAGCATCCCGTAAACGAATGACTTGCCGTTTACTTAAAAAAACTTGATCAGCTACCAAATCGAGATTAACCTTTCGATGATTCGTCATATAAAGCAATTTGATAATTTTTCTTGTCTCTTCCGTCGAATTTTCTAAACACAAAGAAATGATTCGCTGATTTCGCTCCAAGTTAATCAGTTGCCGATCAAGGGAAATTGAGATTAATAACTTCTTATCCTTGGTATCTGTATTGGCTCGTTGATGTGTCTTCTGATTATGCAAAAGTAGCTTTTCTTTTCTTTCCAAGTAATAGTCTTCCATCTTAGGATAATCTTGTAGGATGCCCTTCAAGTAATCTTTCTTCCATTTCTCCATCGTCTCTCCTCCTTAAAATAACTAACGTTCCCCACTGGTTACAGGGAACTTCGGATTAATTTTAATGATACATAGCTTAAAAACGTAGTTAACTATTTTTTCTAAATTAATGGTAATACA